GAAATCCACTCACCGCTTGAATGGAGAAGGGTTGTCTCGACCGTCACCCCGTTACCATCTGAGGTCGTCTGGACAACGGACAACTCATTGTCAGACAACGCCTTTCGGCAGGCATCCCAGACGCTCGCAAGGTCTGCGTACTTCGATTTGAAGTAAGGATTTTCACTGTCCTTGACTGCGGCCTTGATTGCTCCCTGCGCTTTCGCAAGAGCAAGAGCCAGCTTCCCGATTGATTCAGACTTGTTCATCGTTCCTCCCTAAGAATAATCGCTTCCTTTCCCCGATACGCTTGTCCCCGATGCGCCGTTGAAATATCGGCTTGGAGACAACCTGTATCGTACCGTACTCGGTTTCTTCTGTCTCGTTGACTTCTTCTGTGAGGGAATCCTCGAAGTCCCGCCACGTTGTTTCCGTGAACCCCTGCTCCTTCAGGATTGCCCTCCTTGCGTTCCTCATCTCAGTCGCTATGAAAGCCCACTGTCTGAGTCTGTCGTCTTTAGTCACGGCTTCTCTCCAGGTTTGACAATATCATTTCAAGCTCGACCTTCACCACAGACAGGGCCAACGCCTCTCCGAGGGCGTAGTAGTACGCTGAATCCTCTGCCCCCTCCTTCTCCTTCACTTCCTTCCCCGCCTTCACATAAGAATCCACAACGCGACTCAGTAAGTCCCTGACCGACTCCTCGAACTCGAACTCCCCCGGTTCCTCATAGCCACAATGCTCCCCGCACTTTGAACAGACCCCGTAATCTTCGGAGTCGGAGTCCGGCGTACCATGCGGACCTAAGTACGCCTTTGGTGATGCGTTACAGCAGTTGGAGGTTTTCATCGCATTATCCCTTTCTCTTTCACCAATGCGCGGAGAATGATGTCCCACGCATCGTCAACCAACTCCCTTGCCTCACGGCAACCCTCCCCGTGTACCGCCCCCTCACCGTCCATCTCGCAATTCCCGCCACCGATACAGGACATAGACTTCTCCTGCAAGTAGCCGACAACCCTCTGTAGGTAGTCCCTCGCTTCCCTTGTCATATTCCCTCCATTGGTCTGATGGTTTTCTTGAAATGCGCCCACAGGGTACTCAGGGGAGCGCACTCACAATGTCTCGGTGCTTCCCCGCAAGCTGGACAGCAGAGACTGATTTCATCCGGCATCTGCTTGTACTCCTGCTCCCGGTCGATGTCTTGGATGTAGATACTCATATCTCTACCTCCTTCTCGGTGATTATGGGGGTGGGGTTGGACGCGGGGACTGATCCCCGCAACATCTTCTCACACTCTTCGATGGTGTCGCCCTTCACCAACCCATTATTGGAGGTCATCACGATACAACCGCTCTCACGGTAAGCGTAGAATCGCCGGAAGTCCTCATCCCATTTGATTTTGTACTTTGCCATATTCCCTCCTTTGGAATAATGCGGGGGCGCGGCTTCAAGGGTCCACGCCCCCTACGTTTCAGCACACTTGCACTTTATCTATGAGACTACCTTCCACGGTTCCGCCGGAAGGCTTGGCGGTTACAACAATCCAGACTGCCAGAAGAAGGAACACCAGCAGTATCCATAGGCCTTGACGTAAGGCCATGTTCATTTCAAAGCCGGAGGGGGCGGCGAAGTCCACTAACTTCGCAGTACCCTGTCGGGCAACAGGGTCGGAGGTACGCCCCCGTCCGGCATGAGGAGCCACTCTTCTGAAGTAGCCGGGCCTCATTTCACAAAGTCCGAACGTGATACACCGTTCTCGACGTAAGGATCTTCACACCAGTCCTCCAGGTGGACTTCATCGTAATCCACCAACGCCTTCGCCTTCAGCATCTTCAGTGTTGAGGGCGGGACTTCGACCCTGAGATTCGTGTAGGTGTGCTTCAGGTTGACTATCGTTACGTCCCGCTTCTGGACTTCATACTCATAGTCAACCTCAGTCTCGTAGTGGTCGCCCTCGATAGTACACTCTAACGGGCAGTCGTAGGATTGCTCTGCGGTCCTGCAACCATTGGGGCAGGGGATGGACGCGGTCATAGCTTTCTCCCTTCAATGTGTTGGTAGAACTCTTCGGTGGCTTCTTCTCTGGTGTCGTGGAGCTTGTCGGAATTGTATCCGCAGATACAGGTACATCTGTATCCTGCGAGAATGTCATTGGGAGCGACGATGTACCCGACAGTCGGGCGGTGGGCGTGTTTCTCAAGCTCTTGTGTTTTGGGCTTCATCCCGCTCTCCCGATCTTGTCCCGCCTTTCGCGCAAATAATTCTCCAGCAGTCCGGAGAACTCCCCGAACACGATCCACCAGTCAAGCTCCATAGAAGTCTGGCCGGCGAGAACCTTGTGGATGTGCGCCTTGACGGATTTGTGATTCTGAGGTAGGTGTAGCTTGCGGGAGAGATATGCGGCGAAGGCCGCTACTTCATCCTCCTGAGGATGGCTGACGAAGTAGTTATTCAGCCCCAGCTTGAGGAAAGCTGACTGGCTGAAATCTCCCAATGTCGTCGGTGTTTCGCAAAGATTCAGAGTAGCGGATTGAACTTGCTTCTCTGAACTCCCCCCCTTATCTTGCTTACGACTCACGCGGGACTCCGGCAATTTTTCGTGGCAACGAATTGAGCCGGGCGCAAACAAAAACAGGCGACCCGTTTAGAGTCGCCTGCGTCCCGCAACAAATTGTCTGCGGTTAGACTAAGTAGTTATTATTTGGCAAACGACTCTTTTGCAATATACACCCTCAAAAGCCGTTTGTCAATAGGTTTGGACGATTTTCGCAAACTTTTTTTTGACCCTTAGAACCGCAACTATTTTAATGGCTAATCCGTAACCGGGCCAACTTTTTGAAGGAGCGACGAGCCACCAAAACAGGGGTTTAGCTATGAGTCCCATCTCTGCTTACCTAAACTTCTGTCTGCGGTTCGGAGGCCGCAGGTCGCTCCTTGAGCTTATCGAAGCACTCAACCAGGGGAAGAAACAAACTGAAATAGCCAAGCTGTACGGGATAGACAAGGGGCAACTATCCCGGTACATCTCCACGCTCACCACGAGGAGGTACTATGTCAGTCCTGACATACAGGAACATATCAGCCGGGAACTTGGCGAAGAAACCCGGCAAGCGACGGGACTCAGACTTATCACAAAGGACGATCAGTAGAATCCGCCACGGACGGCGGCGAGCCGTAGCCGACAGCCTGATCTTTTACCTGACGGAAACGGATGTGACTGTGTGGGAGATCGGCAGGCTCTTCGGAATCAGACCCGCCTTCCTCGCACTCTGGAGGAAACAGCTAACGGACTTTCCCGTTGATGATCTTCAGGTTCCTGACCTCGAAACTCCCGTCACTGTCAAGGTCAACAGTAGCAAAGCCGTGTGACCACTTATTGATGGGCATATACTTCGGGGTCAACTCGCAGAGACAGCCCACAGACCACGCGCCGATAATCTTCCCGCTCAGGTCTCTTTCTATATGCTCCGAGGACTGATGGTAGTGTCCGCCGATAACGCTTGTCTTGGCTCGCATGAAGTGACCTCTGGCGGGGTTGACAGGAGAGAATATCGACCGCCCGAACTCATGCCCATGTAAGATGTGAAGGTTCCCTGCCTCGATAATTCTTTTGTTCTTCACAATCTCAACGTCAAGATCCATCACGTTCTCGAAGTCGAAAGCATCTATCCCGAAGATTGCCGGGGCTTGGGTCAGGATATATCTCTCCCATCTCTCTTCATGGTTCCCAAGCTGATAGATGATTCTCGCCTTGAACGTCCGCTTCAGCATGGATACGAAGTCCCTGAGAATGTCTATCTCCTCGCTCATCCTTCGTTCTAACGGGTCTTTCACGAAGGAGGACACATGATAGCAGTCCAGAATATCCCCGGCGAGTACCAGGGTATCAGGCTTGTAGCGTTCAAGGTAGGTAAGGGCGATCTCGCAGGCTTCGGGGTCGTAGAACGGAATGTGGACATCATAGAGCAGGCCAATCTTGCCGGGGGGTAGCTGGACTCTACTGTAATCGTGCTTGGATGGAGCGGGAACGCCACGCCACTTGTCCGTTGTCCTCCATGTTTTCCTTCTGGACTCCTCCCCCGCCGCTCCGGTTACAACCCGCACAACCTTCCTCGCCCTTTCAGCGGAAGGAAAGAGGTCTGGGTGCTTGGCATGAAGATACTCGCCTAACTTCTTCTTCGACCAGTCAGGGTGTTCCTCGATGAGCCTTATCGCTATTTCACCTTTTGTCAAGCTCTCTCCGCTTCTGTTGGTAATACAATCTCACAGCGTCTAAATCCATCTTCACGGGCTTTCTGGGTCGTTCCAGGTACTCGTAATCTTCAGGCCACAACTGACGGAAGATAGCCTGCATCGTGTCTCTGTTGTGTCGCTCATAGACGTTAGACCCCGCACACCCGCAGAACATATTTCTCTCATCCCACTTCAGGCCAGCCCCTCGGCCTTTGGTTATCTTGTGGCAGGCTTGCATCACGGTAGTACAGCCACAGGGGGGCTTTATCCCCTTCTCCTTGCAGAGTTTGTGGAACTGGCAGATGTACTTGTCTCTCTCTCTGATGTAGAGACTACATTCTCGCCATGCGCCGGAGGATTTAGTCAACCGTATATCACCTTCAGCTTGTCGTATCGCCTGAACACTTGGGCTGGATACAGACTTGAACCATTGTACCGCTTCAGCCCTTCGTCTAACGTCCTCGTTCCCTGCTTCCTCTTCAGCCACTTGCACCCCATCTCAATCTGAGAGCGGGGGTCAACCATAAACTGGTCTATCAGATGCGGAACCCATTTGTTGTAGTGAACCTGAAGGGGAGCATCGAAGAACTGCATCTCATAGAGACTCAGACCCATTACCTGCATCAGCCCGTAACTCGTTGAAAACAACACCTTTACGGTTGTTGCAAAGCCCATCGGGTCAACGTATCTGCGGAGAAAATTATTCTCCAGTCTCACCGCCTGATGGTCGTAAGCAGATTCCTGTTCGCAGACCGCGAGTATCAACACGGGGTCGTAATCGTACCGCGGTGCTATCTGCTTGCAGATGTCAAAGACTTCTGTGCGGGTCACTCGTCCCTCGTTGCTCGTTCCGCGAGTAGTTTCTTCGCCCATTGCACTAAGGTCTCAGGGTTATCCTCAAAGCACCCACCCTCCGTGTAAACCCCCCAAAAGGGTTCACCGATAGCCCCCGTCTCTCCGTCTATCACTTGGAGGACTGTAATAAGGGATGTGTAGTGCGGTTGCCCCGGCGGATAGGTCGACGGGGTTAAGGCCCATCCAGTATCGTAGTCGAACCGTATGAGATAGAAACCCGTTGAGTCCTCAAAGGTTCTCTGGGCATGGGCCGTCGGAGCAAACTGGAGTAACAGTAATAACGCTATCATCATTCATCCCTCGTTGCTCGTTCCAGTTCATGCTTGAAGCCGGGGTCGAGATGTGTTGCCTTCGCCTTGAATTGCCTCGCCAGAATGTTCCTCGCTCCCTGATGGTTCCCCTCGTCTATCAGCACGAGAGCGCGCACCAGGATTCTCCGGTACTGCCTGAGATACGCCAGCTGATCTTCCACCTCGGATATGAGTTCGTCAATGTTCGGGATGTCGTCAATGTCCATCCCGTGGTCCCTCGCACCGTGGGCGTACTTCGTGATGATGCTTTCGAGCATCTCCAGAAGGAGCGCGCGTTTATCCCCCGTCACCGTCAAAAGCAATTCTTCTGCTCTTGTACTCAGCATCTCTTACTCTCCTCTAATGGTTATACAGGAACGTGACCGTGGCAGTTATAGCGAGTGCGGACAACCAGTAACATACGTCCGCTATCTTCCCGTCTATCAGCCACCTCACGGCGTTCAGGAAATACAGAACCATTATCACGTAATTGAATATCTTGGGGTCGAGAAGTATCTGCTTCACTTCGGCTTGTTCCAGTTCGTTATCGCCTCCCTCTTGGTCGCGGCGATGACCATGTGAACGCACTTACACTCCACGGCGTAATACAGCACCCATCCGTAATGCGGACCCTTCTTTCTGGACTTTATCTCTGTCAGCTTGGCTTTCCCGCATTTAGGACAGGGCTGTATCTTCAACGCGCTCTCCGTATGTTCGCTGTCGCTCTGTTGTCTCTCTTCACGATGAACGTCACCTTTCCCTTGACTATCCTGAACTGGTAGGTATGGACTAAGCCACAGTCACAGCAGGCAATCTTGAGGTATCGTTTTGGCACGATAACCCTGTCGCCGTTCTCTATCTTCTTGTACTCGCTCACAGCGGGTAGTCCCACGGTTTTTTTTCATCCCGCCAGTAGAATCCCAGGATCCACACCAGCGAACAGATGGCGTATATGGCAAGCAATATCAGAAGTCCCATTTCCACGGCGGTTTGTCCAGTATCATTTCATAGTTAGGGCCGAGGTACTCATTACAGAACCACACGATACCCGCTACAATCAAGGCAAGCACTACCCACTCAATCAATTTCCGCAAGTACGTCCTCCACCGAGATTGCGCTCATGTCCAGCCCCTCCCCTTCTATCGGCTTCACTGTGGGGTAATTGCAGACCACCCTGGAAGGCGTACCGCCCACAAGGGCTACCGTAGGGACGCTCAAAGTACCAGCCAAGTGCATCGGAGCGGAGTTGACGCAGACGAACTTCCCTAACCTCGTGAGGAAGGAACCTAACGCCTGTAAGGTCGGGGTGTAGGCAATCTCCGCTTCCTTATCCACCGACCTGATGTAGCCGAAGTCCTCTTCTGTCCCGAAGTAGAACACCCGATAACCCCTTGCTCTGAGGGTACACGCAAGCTGTCTCCACTTGTCCCACCTTCTCGCATCCTGAGTGTTTCTGGGGTTGACATGGAAGCCAACGAAATGCTCCTGCCTCCTCATCCTCTTCTCTAACCGGAATATCGGGCCACCATATTCCCCTCTGATGCCAATAGCCGTCAGTAACGTCATGCACTCGTCTATCCGGTTCCCCTTCTGGGCGGTCTTGTATCTTACCGGATACCTGATGGTCAGAGGAAGCCCCTTCAGCCCAACGGAATATCCCAACCGCTTCTTCCCGGCAATCATCATCAGAAGATTAGTCTTGAACGAAGTGTTGAGTTGAAGAACAAGGTCGTACCTTCTCTTCCTCGCCTCCCACATCTCTGTAAGTTTCTCCCCGGTGTAGATGTTATCGATGTAGGGGTTCGCCTCAAAGACCTCCTTACAGAACTCATAGCCCACCACATCCACGCGGTCGTATTTCGATTTGAGCGCAGGGAATACGGGGGATGACATGATGCAGTCACCGATGAAGTTCCAGTCTATTACGAGGGCTTTCGTAGTTCCCACAGTTGGAATCTGTTGTGAAGGTATCTGAGCGGAGGCCTTATCCCGTTGAAGATGAACCACCAGTGCCACGGGTTATGCCACTCGTATCTAACAGGTTTGAATCCTACGTACTCGTGGATGATCTGAACACGGTCCTTCTTGTACTCCGTGAAGTTCCCCCTGCCGTGGAACCAGGGGATGAGCCAGAGAAGCGGTGTCCCTAAGTACATCGTCCCTCCGGGCCTCAGTAAGCGGTAGCACTCCTGAGTCAGGAGAAGCGGGTTCATCACATGGGCAAAGACCTCGAAGGATGTGATGATGTCGAAGTCCGTATCATCCGGTCTCGGCCTCACGCCTTTGTTCAGATCCCCGACCGTGTTGTAGGCTATCTTCAGTTCCCTTGAGATGTAGTTCGGTTTCACTATGTCCAAGACCTTCCGCCCCTCGAAGTCCTGAACCCCCATGAACTTCCGATAGACTCTTAGCCTGTGCTTGTTGTTCTCAGCGTCTTTGTCTGCCGTGAAATGCCCGGAAAACGGTATAGCCCCGTTCAGGTCATAGACCTTCAGCTTCCCACGTTGCCCCTTGACTCCCTTCTCAGGGTTTGGGTCTCGGCCTAAGAACATTTCCGTAGCTTCCAGAGTTGGCTTCTGTGAAAGAGAACCCGGAGGAAGGGTCTGATGCCGTAGAACATGAATCTCTTATCCCAGATGCAGAACTTCTTGTAGTCCAAGACCTCGAACCCCGCCCACCTTAGCATCTGAACCAGCCTGTCCGGTCGGTACTCGGTGAGATGTGATGGACTCTGGATGAAGAACCTGTTAGGGGTTGGAGTGGATACAATCAGTATCCCTCCCGGCTTCAGGAGGTCGTGACAGCTTCTCAGAGCCATGAGGGGGTTCATCAGATGTTCCAGTATCTCAGAGAAGAGAATCAGGTCGTAGTCCTTATCGGGAGCATGAAGCTCGTCGTTCAGGTCGGTTCTCAGGGTGTTATCCTTGATGCCTAAGAGCTTCCCGAAGGCATTGGGCGCACCGATGTCTAAGGTCTTGAGGTTCTGAAGGTCCATCCCGATGAAGTCTCTGACTATCTGGACTCTCTTACCCTTGTTGAAGTTGATGTCGTTATCATCCCCCGGCTCGGAGAAGGGGATGATGCGGTCGCCGTACATGGGTATCAGCTTCACCATGTCCTCCGCTTCTTGTTGGCTTCACCTACGGGGTCTAAGGACTCAGCGGGGGGAGCGTAGCATAACTGATACTGGTTCCCGCCCTTCTTCAAACAGTCTCCGCAGAAGGGGTGAGACTTCATCATCTTCTGAATCGCCCTCCATGGCGTATGCAGGAAGTTCGCCAGCTTGAACTCTTCCTTGTAGAGTAACTGACAGAGGAACACATCAGCGTTGGCGTCCAGGGTCAACTGCTTCCAGAGAACGCAATCCTTTGTCCGCTTCATTCTCGCTGTGGCTTCCTCCGGTGTCTCCCAGAGTCTCGATATAAGTCCAAGGTCTGCTTCGGAGTAATCATGCCTCACGAACTTCTCCAACGGCATGAAGATAGCCGGGATGACCACGAGCTTCAGACCGTACTGATTTGCGAAAAGCTCGGCCTGCTCTATCTCGTGTCCGTTATCCTTGTAGTGGTGGAAGAAGAGCGTCCATGTGGTTTCCTTGTGCCGGGGGAGCTTGGCGACACTCTTCAGCTTCGCAAGGAACCTCTCAGGGTCGGCGTTCTTGGACTGGTAGTAAGACATCTGCTCCAGACCGGGATAGCTTATCCTGAACTCCGTAGGTCTTGCCTCTATCACCTTCTCGAAGTCGCAGTTGGTGGACTGAAGCATGGTGGAGATCCACGTATCTATCCCCCTGTCGGTACACTCCTGAACGAAGAGATGTAAGTCCTTGTGCATACAGGGGTCGGAATAGACGTAGAGCATGACCCGCCGTATCTTCATCTCCCTGTCTGCTTTGTCCAGGATCTTCCTGAAGAGGTCGATGGACATCACGCCCTTCCGCTTGGTAGCGATTGACCCTACCGCACAGGACGGACAGGCGAGGCAACAGGCGTTCACGAGGTCGATGTTCAACTGAACGCCGTTGATGTACTGGCCTATGGTGTCTTTGATACTCATTCTACCTGAAGGATTATGACTGCACCTTTTGACAGCGTATCTGCGAACGTCCGATGGAACTCAACCGGGAGAAGCGGCCTTCCGTTCACAAGCGGAGGAATCATCAGCGCATAGTAGTCTATGCCTAAAATATCCCCCGGCCTTAGTTCAACTTCCCCTCTCAGACTCTTCGGGCTTCCACCTGAGTAGTACATCGACACCGCGGGATTGGTCGCCCATGTTACAGGCGGCTTCCCTCTCCAGTCCGAGAAGTGGACGTATCCCGAATACCAGCTCTCAGTCCTCAGAGATGAAGCGTCCAATGCGAGCAGAGTACATACCAAGATGTAGAACCAGCCCCACACAGAACGGAACATAGATCCTCCGGGCGTTCGTGAGAAAGTTGTAATCGAGAAAGCTCCTGTCCGTATCAGGCCGAATCAGGAACAACCCTATGCAGATGACCAACCCGACCGCTATCCACTTCCAGTCATTGAAATGAAAGCCGAGGATGGCGAGCGGGGTACACAGAAGGGCGAGTATGTACCCGGCGCGCCACCGCCAGCCGATAGCCACGAAGAACCCCGCAATCGAATACGGACGAGCGAGCGTACTCCAGAACACAAACAAGGGAAACACCGCAACGAAGAGAGCCGCACCCAGAGCTATCCCCTTGTCCTCTATCGCCTCAAACACCGCCCAGATGGTGAGCGTCCCGAATAAGGCTGAGGGGAGTCTGAGCCAGAAATCACCAGGAGGCAAGAAGAGACTGAAGATGTACGGCAACTGCTCTCTCTCCCACGTATGAGGCAGGACTTCATCTATCCAGACGGGGTTATCCAACTGCGAGAATCTCAGGTAAGCCCCCAATGCGATAATCGGGAGAAGGAGCATATAACTCGCAGAGAGCGCGTGCCAGCGGGTTTCAGTCAAAACGTCACCAGCGTTATTGTCGTCCCTACAGCCCCCGCCCCTGCTACCCACCAGTCCTCCTTCGCTACCCCATACCCGACAGCCAAAGCCCCTGCGACCATGAGAGACTTCTGCCACCACTCAGGTTCCTTGTAGATAAGCCGTGTCTCCGTTATCATCTCACGGTTGACGTACAAATCATGGCTTGTGCGGAACGTCCGGTAGATGGGAGAGTAATCTACTCTCAGGTCTAAGGCGTAGTCCTCGAAGGTTATCAGGGTGTCGATGTAGGCGGGTGAAGCAAGGTAGGCAACAAGCTCTCTGATTTCAGTGGAATCAAAGGCCGCGATGATTGAATCAATGACCGTAATCTCTACGGTGTCAATAAGAGCGGGAGCAACCACTGGAGGGAGGGAGACCGTATCACGAACTACCACGCTGTCCCGCGTGACAGGGGCGTTCTCGATGACGGCCTGCCAGTGATTGTCCCGCTGTATCCAGACGGCTACCGCTACAACGATAGCCACAAGAAGGTAGGGCCACCCCTTAGAGGCGATGCTATCTAATAGCTCATCCCAGTTCAATCCTCATCCCGGTCTGTGGCGAGAAGGATAGCATAGACGATGATGCCAAGCACCAACGCCCCGGCTATAAGAAGTGTATTCATGTCTCCCTTTCAAAAGGATAAAGGTTGCGAGTGTCCAGGTCGCTCGGCTGTGCTGATGGCTTCGTATCATGCGTATCCACCCCCGCACAAACGTCTGAGTGACGCACCGCCCTCGATGCACCCGCAGTTCATTTACTTACTGGCTACCGCTTTCACGCCCTTATGGGCGACGCCAGTCGTGGCGAGGATATTCCCCAACCACAGCAGGGCTTCTGCCACGTTCAGGAACCCGAACAGGACAACATCGGGCGGGACCAACTGAACGACGAGCAGGATGATCGCCCCGAACACCGTCTTTTTGCCGGAAAGCCATTCCCAGAAACTCATGCTTTGCTCCTTTGTTTGTTGTATCTTTTGGCTAACATTCTCAGGTACTTCTCTGATTTCTCACGTTCCTCAGCTTCCTCCTTCAACCGCTTGGCCTCGTCCTCAGCCCTGATTCTCGCTATCGCCTTCCGGACACGCTCACCATCCGGAAGCGACATCAGTATTTCATCTCTGACCTTATACATAAAAAAAAGTGATGCCGCAGGCCGCTGTCGGCCCGACATCACTTCAGAAGAGTGGCCGCATTGTAACGCTTGGATACTATGATGTCAAGGGGCGCAATCAGATAATTTTCTGCGAAGGCTCACCTATCTTTTTTTTTGATGTCCTTCACATCTTCCTTGATCTCTTTCAGCGACTCGATAATCTGACGCAACTGCTCTCTTGTCACCGCCTGCTCTGTCTCAACCTTCCCCGATGAAATGGCAAGAGCCTTGCGCTCCACCTGTGCCGAGTCAACCTTCGCCTTCAAACTGTCCACCTCGGCGTTCAACTGGGCGTATCCCCAGACAATCCCAATCATCATCGGAACAACCGTGAGAATCACCTTCGCCCATCCGTTCAATTTTTCAAGCATGGCCTTATTCCTCCATCCTTCCCCTGACGGTGACGGATGCCGATGATGCCCCGCCTGAATTTGCCGCAGAGATCGTATAGGTTGCGAACCCAAGAGGAAACATACGGAAGCCGCTGGGTTCTACCGGCTCTCCGTTCAACAGTACAGTTTCCGCGTTCTCACTCGTCCAATCTATTCTCACTCTGCTCTTCCTGCTCCTCGCCTGTATCGTACAGATGGGTGGGACAACAACCTCAGCCCTCACGCCGAATACCATCTCACCCGTTACCCCCGGCGTAGTCCCGAAGCCGACATCCTCTACCTCTCTCGTTGTCTCAGGCGTGAACGTCCCTCGGTGTCCGTCGAAGTCGATTGTGATGGGGAGATATGTGTTTCTGATTTCTCCGTTGGCTTCAGACCCCGCCGGAACATCCCCCAAACGTCCTGCGAGAACATCGAAGTCATAGCTGTTAGATCCATCGGAGGCTCTCGTAAAGACGTTCCGACTTGTGGTTTCTGCCTGCCAAATATTTCCCCGCGAGACATGATTATAAACCACACCTCCATTCCCGTAGATGCCACCCCTTGCACCGAGGGATACAGACTTCCCCGGCTCAGGCGGTCGCTGTAAGGTTACGTTATGCAGGAAGAAGGCTCTGCCTCTGCCAATTCCATTCCCTTCCCCCGCCTTGATTGCCGGACCCCTTCGGTATGTATCAGAGTCCGGTTGATCGTACTGCTGAGATTCATCGAATACATTTCTTACAACATAGAGCGGACCGATAGCCACTGGCGCACAGGCAACGAAGGTGAAGGTCTTGGTGATGTAGTTCTCCCAGACCCTTACGTTCTTCCCGCCACCCTCTACCTCAATCGCATCGTCCCAGACCTGAGAGACCTTGTTCCCGTAGATGTCCGAGTCAGGACCGGGGAAGCCCTCGTTGGAGAAGTTCACCCCGCCCCTCATCCCATCTCTGAAGTAGTGCGGATAGGTGGAGTAGATTTCGTTGTATCTGATGACGATTCTCCCACCGGGGTTTTGCATCTGTATCCCGATGGTCCCACCTGGGTGACCGTCCAGCCATGAAGTCGCGCCCCCGTTCGGGTCGTGTATCAGGTTGTTCTGGATGAGTACCCTCGATACCGCAGACCCGTCAGAGGCGATTCCGGCATCTGAGCCGGATTGAAATGCAGAGGGGCCGAAGTTGTAGATGTCGCAGTCCTCGATGACAATATCCGAGACCCCGTTTTCTATCAGGATGCCAGACCTTGTAACGTCATGGATGGAGAAGCCCCTTACGGTTACGCCCGATGCCTGAATCCGTAGCCCATAGTCCCTGCCTGAAATCTCCCCGTTCTCGTAAAGCCCAGATTCTGTGATGATGCCGTTAGAGGGGAGCGTCCTCAGAGGTCTCTCAGGGACAGTAAGGGTAGTGAACGACACCGACCCGCCGTTGTAGGTCAGGGTGTAGGCCGTTCCCTCTTCAAGCCCGAAGATAGACCCTCTGGTTTCCGTCCCGTCAAACTGGACGTTGCGCCAGACCTTCCCGTTGACTGTAACGCTTGGGATGTTGCCGTTATGGTAGAAGCTCGCTGTGTGATATGAAGGGATTACTGTCATTTGGTCCTGTCTATGAGAAGGTATCTGCCTGAGACTGCCCCGCCTCCGCCTTGAAGGTTGAGGTATGCCGTGTATCCAAACTCAAGGGCGTTCTGGGTGTTCTCCATCGCGCCGATGGCTGGATCTGTATTATCGTTGTGCTGGAACATCTCAGCGAGAACCAAGCCCGCCTCTTCCCCTGTGCTTCCGTTCTGAAGCGAGAAGTCACCGCTTGCGACCGTGGGGTAGCCCGTTCCACTTACGTTGAATGCCGGATACGCGCTGGTGTCGTTCGAGGGGTTGTAGCCAGTCCCAGACCCGCAACAGTTATAGTTCCCCTGAATCATGTCGTAGTCAGCCGTGTTGGAAGCATCGTTGCTCCCATCATCCATTACCTGTTGGGTAGCGACCGCGTTCAGGGTGACGAGGTTGTTCCGTGATGTATAGTTGTAGTACGGCCCGCCGTCATCCTTCAGGAAGTGTTTATGGCCTCTGCCGTAGGTCACACCGCCCGATGTGTCCTGCAAGATCGTGTTGTGATAGACGAACACCCATCCTGTGTTCGACCCGGACTCCCCGCCCTTCAGGAACGGGCCACGGTCGTAACCGTTCGGACTTGTGTCTGTTGAGTCGTAATAGTCAGCCCTCCTGGAGTTGTCCGCTATGTTCCTCCACAAATAGGATGGCCCCATCGAAACGGAAGCGAACGCATAGGAGATGTATGTGTGATTCGTGTAGTTATGCCAGAGCCTTACGTTCATCCCGCGCCCTTCATTCTCCACCGCATCGTCAGCGATATACGAGAAGGAGTTGCCGTAGATGTCCGTATCCTTGAACCCTCCGGTCTGGGACTGGTCCGGGCCTGTCGTTATGCCGTCCTTGAACAGTCTTTGGACGTTAGACCCCCAGTTATCCCCTCCCCCGCTTATCGTGTTGTATCTCACAACGGAGTTGGAGTTCGATGCGGGGTTATTCATACTGATGGCCGAAGGTCCGCCGGGATGGATGGCGGCCGAAAGGTTGTCCTTCCTGTGGAGCCACCTGAGACTCGTTCCGTTCGGGGAATGTACCTTGTTCCTCTGGATGACCCACCGCTCAGTTGAATTGTTTGCGAAGTGTATCCCGCTCTCAGCGAGGGAAACATTTGTGTCAGCCGTCCCGAAGCCGGAGATGTCGAGGTACTCTATCACCCCATCGGTAGCCCCGGCTTCAATGTAGATGCCGAACCGCCCTGCACCTGAAAGTGTTGTGGCAAGCGCACCAGCCTGTGTCGGGGATGCCCCGCGTATGATGATGCTGTCCGCAGTTGACCGTACAACGATATTCGTATCGGCCCCGGAAGCCGCGAAGGTCGCATCCGTGAAATCGTAGAGCCTGTACCCTCCGCTACCCCCAGTTGAGATGACGTAGGTTCCACTTTGCGCCCCGTTCACATCCGTCGTAGCTGAGATCGTCCAGTTATCAGTTTCAGCCCATGTCGTTACCGTATCTCTGAAGGCACTCCCGCTCTCCCCGCCTATCAGCATATCAATATCGTAGGAGGTTCCTGCTTTAAGGAACACGATAGACCCGCGATAGCCACGAAACCCCGCCCCGTTCGACGAGTCCCACGCCATCGCCTGTGCCGATTTCCATATCCCCGAACCAAGTTCAGAGTATTGGATGGACTGCGCCTTTGCGCTACCTGTATCAGGGTCTGCGGGGAGCCAGTAGATGCTGATGGAGTTGAACGTGGTGACGAAGGTGGGGTCAGCCGCGTATGTTCGATTTCCGAGGATGTTCACGATTATTGAAAATCCCAGAATAATGAACGCTCGCTTAGTCAATGACGATAACCCTCCTTGCTGGCGAAGCCCCGCCCACCTCGGCAACGAGTACGGCAATCATCACCGCATCATCAGCCCCCTGTGTCCAGCCAGCCGTCACATCGCTCGTCCCGATTGTATCGTAGGTGTAAATGCCCATCGTCTTTGTACCGATGTCGTCCTCAGTCTGGCCTGTCCAGTTGGTAAGCGGGGTGATTCCTGTGACGGCGTTCTGACCTGAATAGAATCCTATCCCCGCCCAGACCGTTCTGCTTGTAGCAGATAGCGTTACAGACGGGTTCTCCTGTGAATCTGAATTGATGGTAGCGTCAACGTCAACAAGCTCAGTATCATCCGAAGCCGTGAATGTTACGCTTCCCCCAACCTTGCTGTTGGCGTTTGAGGTTGTTACCGCTACGGTAACAGCACCAGTCGGAACAGACGAACCAAGAAAGAAACAATGCACCGTCCCGAACTCACCGCTTCCGTGTTGTAGCGGACTTCCGGTAACTTCCGTCATCGCCGTACCGCCGTAGGTCACCCCACTTACCCCGTCCTGCGATGCCGTACTCGCCTCCAAGACCCAGACCACAACCCCCTTCGGTGTGCCTACCGGAGTGTGAGTCCAGGTGAAGTCTCCAGTTGCGAAGTTGGTTGTGTCCGCAAACGCATCGAAGGCGACCTGAGCATTGGCGCTCCCGCAGAATAAAACAAGGAGTGCCGTTATTTTAATCAGCTTCAATCACGCCTCATGTAGAGTGTCACCAACAGCTTCTCAACCGTCCCGTTCTGAGTTGCGATATACATACCTATCCACCTGTCAGCCGGAATCGTGGGGTCTTGGAATGTCGAAAACCTCTCCCCTGTCGTGAAATCATCCACCGCCTGAGCGGTAGAGAATAACGAATCAGCACTTGTCCCGTTCTCCCCCAACTGCCCGAAGTTTGTGGCGTGTTTAATCATGAAGGTCAAGGTATCGGTATCCACTCCGCCAGCACCGTCAAGCACCGCCCTCACAGAGTCCACCGTTACCGCATAGGGGAAGGGACCGAAGGCGAGCATCGAATCTCCGGCCACTGGGCTTTCCACAAGGAGGCTCTTGGTGAAGGTCGTCATTACGCGGTTATTGGCTTCTCTCAGAGTCCCTGTCGTTACGTTGACGGAATCTGAACTGAACTTGATAACGGGGTCAGTCCCAGTAACGGCGTATGTCCACGTTCTGTTCTGTTGTGCGCCCGTGTACCATGTGAGGTCGCCCAACGCCTCGTTCGCGGCGAAGTTCAGCGTAGTCCCTGAGACAGCAAGCCCAGTACCAGCAACATCAGTAACCGCCGCACCGTGGAGGACAACCGTACCCGTATTGTCTGAGAGTGTTATCGTCTTATCCGATGAGGTGATGGTAGGCCACCTGAGAAGTCCCTCGATGCCATCTGCCGTTGTACCCTCAAATAGAATCCCGTTTGCTCCCATCATGGTATTCAGGGAGTTCATCGCGGGGTCAGCGGCCAGCGTCGCAGAATACGCGAACTGGAGCGCATCATCTGTTTGTGCAAGAGAGGCCGCCCCCGTTCCCGGCGTTACGTCGATATCAATTACATGGTCCGATACATCCAGCCCTGCGCTTGAGGTTGAAAGGGTCTCATCTCCTGTGTTCGTACCCGATACGTTCCCCGCTGTGATAGTCCCGTCAATCGTCACATCGACAACACCAGCACCAGCGTTGACAATATCTATCGTTTCGGTGGTTCCCGTGTTGGTAGTTATCTGGAGATCATCGTCGGTATCTTCGGCGTAAATCTGCCAAGCCGTACCTGTTTGGGGAGTGAAGAGTATCTTCGGCGTGTCGCCCGTCCCGTCGTTGAAGTCAAGGTTCCCCGTCACGGCATCACCGTTGATGAGGAGGTATATATCAGCAATCGCCACCTCGACCGAATCCGCAACAGTAGCGTCTGTAATGTTGAAGCTGGTGGGGTTGAAGGTCAGGTAATTTGGGGATGCAGATACGTTCGTTCCCCCCTCCTGAACAGTCATACCACCACCACCCGTATCGTCGGTATCCCACGTAAGGATATTCCCCGCCGTCCAGTGTAAGACCTGTCCGGCACTCCCCCCTGCCGAGGGCAGGGTATAGAGGATATTCCCCGCAAGAGAAGCGGGAGCCTCAAACCCCGTGAAGTTCGTCCCGTTGTCCGAGTCCTCCTGAAGCCCAATGCGTCCGCCTTGAGATGCCTGCCCGTTCAGCTTCAATATCTTATTGGTCGTGTCAATCTCGGCGTATTCAGAGGCGTGTACGCTGTCCGTGTAGGATGTGAATACCTGAAAGTCGTTCTGCCGGACTCCGAGGACGTTGTTGGCAACGATGTTCCCGACGGTATCGACACCAAAGACCCTCGTATCGTTCACCTCGTAGTCTATCCCGTAGAGGTCGGTGTTCAGTCGAATCTTCAGCGTGTCACCGTCAGAGATTGCATCCAAGCCCTGAAGGTTAATCTCATCGGCTCCCCCGTCCTGATGCTCAGAAGCATGAGCCTCTTCCTCAAGGTCTGCGGTAATATCCGTCCCTGCGTTCTGGTTTAGGGCAAGGCCGGATGCCCCCTCAGTCAAAGGTGAGGTGTACTTCACCTGTAAAGCATCTTCTTCCTGTATGAGCGTGGCACTCCCGGAGGACGGAGTAACGTCAAGGTCAACCTGGTCTGCCCCGGTGATGTCAATCCCCGCGCTCGCCGTTGTTATCGTCTGGTCGCCCGTGTTCGTACCGATAAGGTTAGACCCGGAGACATTCCCCGTAGCGGTGATGTTCCCGCCCGCCGTAAAGTCATCAACGATTTCCAGCTTCCCGGTTGAATCGGCCCAGAGTTTCGTTTGGTTATTTATTTCAATGGCGAACACAGTATCGGATACTCCAAGCTGGAACTTCACCGTGTCCGCATCAGCGACAAACAACTGCGACCCGTTCAGGTCAACAGCATGGTCTGAGACTGTAAGCCCCGCACTTGAAGTGGAAAGGGCTTCGTCGCCAGTGTTGGTCCCTGATATGTTGTTCGCCGTGATATTTCCGACGGTATCGACAGAGAACACCGTAGAGTTGTTGACCTCAAGGTCTATGGCGTTCAAGGACGTACCCAACTGGACCTTCAGCGTGTCACCGTCAGAGGTTACGCCCGCAATCTCGCCGGCCAGAGCGTCTATGCTCGGCGGATCTTCCGTGTAGTCAAGGACAATGTTGAACTCATCGGCGGGTGATTCCGTTACATCGAACCCTGCACCGAAGTCGAAAGTCCCGTCATTCGCCGTACCAACCGAAGCCCCGCCTTCTTTGACGGTTGTTGTCTCCGTTGACCCACCACCACCGGGTGAAAGGTCAAGAAGCTCATAGCTTGCAAAGTAGATGTCGATGTCCCCCCGAGCGGTCATACTCTTACCGTAGAGCGCGAAGGTATCAGCCGAAGCAATATCACCCACATACAGCCACGCGCTCGTAAATTGCGTGTCCTGAACAGCCGCGCTCGCGATATTGACAGCGTGGGTTGAGCCGTTATTCCTCCATCTGATCGTATCCGGGCCGGCTGAATTGGTGGAGAAGCGCACCGAGATACGCATAGAATCGGCGGTAGACTTATCAAAGGGGATGATGAAGTCCACCGCTTTCCCGCCCTGCTGAGTAAGAACCTCAACAAAGGCCGAGTCCGAGTTCTCCACCCTCACGGGGTAGATACCCGTGTATATCGTTCCCCTGTTCACTACCTGGGAAAGCGCAAGCGACGGGAGAAGCAACAGAAACGCAATCAGTTTTCTCATAATTCCTTGCACCTTACGATCAGTGTCCTGCCGACCAGATAATCCACAGACGTTTCCCCGAAGTCGGTGTCATCCCCGGTCTTTGCCAGAACGTGAACCAGATAGGTAGCGTCCTTCGTCCCGTTCTCCAGATATATCCTGAGCTTGTTGTTCAACGCCAGATGTCCTGCCTTCAGGCTCCCGATCACATCGGTTGAAAGGTCGGTAACATCGTAGGCCGAATAGACCGAGTTGTCACCGTCGATGGTGACGCTTGCCGGTAGTTCGTTACCGAAGTCCAACTCATAGGAGTGTCTGCCGCTGGTCGGCAGAATCTCATGCACCACCCCGTACTTCCCGCATTGTATCAGCGCGGTTTTGGTGTACTTGTTCCCCGAAGATGTCACGGCCCGTACCGTCAGATGATAGGTCTTACCATGCGTCATATTGTGGAACACAAGCCTGACCTTCTTCCCGACTACCACCCCCGCATCAATCACGGTTGACGCTACATCGGCCTTACTGTCATCCGTGGTGACGTAGATTGTTTTCTGATGCGATGAGATGCTCTCGTCATCGTGCAGAACACCGTCAAAGTCGAAGTCTATCGGCCTGCGTTCGTCAGACCGTACCCAGTGCCTTATGACCATGAAGGGGGAACCTTTGTGCTGGACCAGAGCGGCTCTTTCTCCCGCCACTGTATGATTGCCGAGTGCAGAAAGTCTATGTTGTCAACCCATTGAAGCTCACTCTCCTCATCCAACCCATCGACCCCCTCGATCTCATCATTCGAGTAGAGTATCCGTATGGAGTCATCCATCAGGGCCTTCATCAGCCATGTTCTGTTCGCCTCTGTCGTTATCGGGTAGAATTGCACCGTCACAACCCGACCGAAACGAGAATCCTTCTTGTAATGGCTCCCGTCCAGAAGCCTCTCCCGCAGATTGGGCCAGCGGTAGATATGCTCAGGGTCATCCAGCCCCTTGATACCGAGGATGTCGTAGCTCTTGGCGTTGCAGAATACCACATCATCGATGTTGAGCGTGAACGCTCCCTTATCAACGATCATCTTCACCCCCACGGATATAACCGCCGTGAGGCTCCCCGGAGAGGCGAGAGTAAGCTGTACCCTCGTCCATGTATTCGCGCTGATGGCGGGGATGTCGATGGACTCGATAGGTGAAGCGCACCCGGAGGTGTTGTCAACGAGGAAGTCCAGATCCCCGGCAGAAAGAGCGACCGTTGACTTCACCCAGAGGATGGCGGTATCATACCCCGACAGGTCAACGGAGGTGATATCTTCATACCCCAGAACCTGACCCGCGGTAGCCGCCGCGTCAACTACAAGTTCCGCCGACCCCGCACCCTTCATGTAGTCCGTAGTGTCGAGGTTAGCGGTAACATTCGTCCCTGCGGTCCAGGCATCCTCGCAGTCCTCGACCGTAAGCGTATCCTTGCACAGAACGATGCTATCCAATTACGCCGGACTCCCCGTTGTAAAGAGGGCGGCAAACGCTGAAGGCTGGACTACCCCGCCACCCGTTATGGTGATATATGCGTTCTGGTCGACCGATCCCTCCACATTCCACCGGAAGTTGATCCCGCAGTTATCGTTCAGCGTCACATACCCATCGGGGAACGAAATGCGGTAGTCGTTTTCCCTTGTAGCGTAGTTGTCAATGAGAGCCACTTCGGTCGATGAAGCCTGCATGTACCGAACCGAGAAGTCAATCCTGAATCGGTTTGGCCTGACCCGTTTCCGTGAATCCGACTCCCCTCTGAGGGACGCCCTGAAGGTTCCTTCTCTCAGGTTCCGGATAACGTCATCCCATGTACCGGAGGACGTTTCCTTCATATCGAATCTCTCGATCCTCGCCGGGGTGATGTCGGATATGACAAGGGAAGCGAACTCGTTGATGGCATCCCCGCCCGCCTGCGTACCGTCAGCCGTTGAGCCGGTGATCGCTGTCTGGAACTCTGCCGCTGTTACCGCCATCATGAAGTTGAACTCCACCCTGCGCTCCCGGTCGGTATCCCCGTCGTTTATCAGTTCGGCGGTACACCCCATGTATCCGGTAGTAGCGTTGATGTCCTCAGAGTAGAACTTCGTCCCGTTGATACAGTCGGCCTTGACAAAGACGTTCGCTGTCGCAAATTCCGGGAGGACTTTTATCATGTTGGTGATGTCAGTCGCCCTCGTGACCGCCCTGATATTGACCATAAAGGCCAACCCGTACTCTCTCTGCTTCGGGTCATTCTGGGATGAAATCTGCGTCACCTCCAGAGTGCTTTCGTCTGTGAGATAGGGGATGGAGTAGTAAGCCGCATCCCCTGCGATCTTCACCTTGACGGTAGAAATCCCGGCGGTCAGGATGGAAGATTTACTGTCTGCAAATGCCATTTATTGTCTCCTTTGAAGCGAAAGAGGCGAAGCCTGTTGTGGCTCCGCCTCAAGTGTTTTGATAGCGAACTGCTTTCCTATGTCCTGCGTCTTACGTTGCGAGTTCCCGCCAGATAACTTTCAGTTGGTTTGTTTCCAGATTCTTCCCCACTTCAATCGCCACGAAGTTTTTACTTGCCACACCATCGTTGATGCTGATAAACGTATCCGGGCCGAGATGTGCGTGAACATGCTCCTCCGTTGTTCCGTCATCCAGCCCTATACCCTGGTAGATCCTCTCATACCCGTACAACGTCGCAGGGACAGATCCCCAGTTCTCGTTCATAAACTGGGCCACCGCAGACTCAGCCGTTGTCGTGCCGGAGGACCACCCGTTAGCGTAGTACCTGTAATCGGTCTGGTTGTAGAGAACTCCACCGGATACATAGTCCATATACCCGCCGGTGTTGAAGGCGATACGGAGGTTGACATCGAATGTGGTATTGTCTGGTACGTCTGAGGGGGTTACGAGATCACCTTCGATGATGATGGCGTTCGCCAGTCCGTTCCCCCTCTCAATCCAGATGTTCCGCACACTGGTAGGGTGCTTCGGAGCGTACAGGATGCTCGACGAGGGTTTCCGCGGCTCGGTTATGTAGGTGCTGTACCCCTCGCTTGCCCCCTTGCTTATGAACTGTATCTTGTGGTCAGCGGATGAATTAGCCTGCGTGTGTCGCGGGTAGATACAATGCTCCCGGCAGATCATCCTTAGAATATCAAGCGCGCTCCATCCGTCTGCGTCCCAGATGTTGAATGAATTAGGGTGTGTTCCCCACACGCCGAGCGCGAAGGCTTGCGTGAATACCCACATATCAAGAAAGCTCCTCCAGTCAGAATTGGCCTCATACTGGAGTGCTTCGGCATCCTGCGTGATGTCCGCCGTGTCTATTGTCTGTGCGAAGGCGAGCTTCAGCATACCTGAAAAGATGTACTTCATATTCACAAGCCGGTCATTAGAGATCTCGGTGTAATATGAAGCGTTATCCAGTTCGTTGTATAGTTCAAGCGCAGTTATGTCGTTCAGCCGTTCGGTGAAGGCATCAGCCAGCCGGAAAGAACCGCGCCGGATGATGTTGCTTGTCACCAATGATACTTCCTCGAAACCGCTATCGAACTCGATAACCCTCCCCCAGAAGAAGCTCGTTTCCCCGGCCCCCTCATCGAGAAGCAGTTGAAGTTCGGCGTGTCCTGCGGTCAATACCTTGAACCAGAACCCCTGCGTGTATTCAGAGTAATCTTCTATGAACTCCGCGTTGGTGTTCTGCATCTCCGACCCGTCATCAGTGATGACGTACCGCTCAGTGATGAAGTCGGGGAACCGGAGTGTCCGCGCTATCCCATCAGGTATCGTGAGACTTGATACCTCACAATGTAGCTTGATCTCCAGACTCCCCGCCGGGACTGTTACCGTACCGAGGTCGTAAGAGTAGTAGGTCGGGATAGCCATTAGACCGTGAACCGCCTCCGCAACGTAGCCGCCCTCTGGTTGGAGATCAGAATGTCGGAGCCTGAGATTGTACCGTACACCTGAACAGGTGGAGCAGAACGTCTGCTCCCTCGCTGAGTCCCAGTGGCGACTCTCCCAGGTGAAACCGGCGCACCAGTAAGTAAGGGAACCGCCGCAACCCCACCCGCACCGCCCGTAATAGCTGTAATCCCCGCGGCAATTCCGAACTGCACCAGCCCTCCGAGGATTGCGCTGAACAAATCAGCCGCGAGGCTCTGCGCCTCACCAAAGACCCTGCGGAACGCCCCGCCGATATATGTGCTGATCGACCCGCCTATACCCATCCAGATGGGATTGAGGCCGGACTGAAGCCCGCGGGCATCCTGCATGACAGACTCCTGCGCCCCGATAGCCCCTGCAGGAAGGCCGGATCTCCCACCGTTAGCCGATGGGAAGGAAAATCTCCCCGGTGTACTTGCACCGAACCGGACCGGCGTGAAAACCTGAGCATCGGGAACCGGGGCTGGCACACCGAAACTCACCGCGGCCTTGTTCTGCGCCTGCCTTGCTGTGGACTGTGCAATAGCCGCCTCAAGCATGTTGATCCGCTCAAGGATTGATACACGCTTTTCCTCCAATGCGAGGATGACGCTTTGATCTGCGGCCTCCGTTTGATTCACTTGCGGCAGTCCGGGGATAGTGAAGGGGAGGGCCATCGTCCCGATCAAGGACTTCGCCTTACCCGTTCCCATCCTTGCGGTTTGGAGTTCGGCCTCTACACTCTGGAGGTTCTTCCGCTCTTTGGCAAGCTCAAGCGATGGGATACCCAACCCTAACTTGATAAGCCTATCGCTCAAGGACTGCATCTTTGTCGCCGTACTATCTGCCTCATTCCCGATATTCCGGAGAAGCATAGGGACTCCGACCATCGCCGCAGAGAGAAGGGAGAAGCCGAGCGTGAGGGCGGCAGGCCCCTTGAATAACCCTAACGCCATCTGCCCGAAGGACGTGCTGGTCGCCGCGGCCTCTTCCCTCAACTTCCGCATGGAGAACAGAAGAGGCTCGATGTTGTTCGCTATACCCATCATCCCGAAGGGCATATCCTGAAACACCCGCCCCAGGTTCATAGCGGCGTTGTTCGTAGTACCCATCGAAATGCCGAGCCGCTTCATCCCCCCGGTTGAAAGGCGGTCCATAGCCGCACCAGTGGCGTTTATAGCGGATTGAGCCTGCCCCGCCCCATCAACGGACATTTTCAGCTTGACATTTTGTACTACGTCTGCCATATTACCCCTATCTTACAAATTGGGAGGTTCCCCATGTTGACCGAAACCCTTATCATTCTTGCGGCGGTCATCTACATTGGCCTGTCTGTAACCAATGGGCTTGTCGCCTCTATGAAGGGCTACAACGCCGGTGCTTTTGTCGGGTATTCTCTGCTCGGCTTCGGGCTGTTTGTGTACCTCATTCTTCTGGCCGCCCCTACCCGTCCAGATAGTTCTCGTAATACTTCAGCAGAGAGAACTTCACCACTGTCCGATAATCCAGCGACCGCCTGATCTCTATCGCCTTCATCGCGTCGCTGTCTGCAACAAGATAGGCGAGCCAGTCGAACTCAAGTAGCTCGAGCATCGGCTTCTTCGGCTTTACGCCTTTTTGCTCTTCTCCTCTGTATCTGAGGTGGAACTCTGCAACCACTTTGGAGAGATGCGGGTCGTTAACCCCGCTGACATAAAAAAACCCGCCGCAATCACCTCCGCCTCGGGGAACGTCAAGCCTCCGAGGTTCAACCCCTCCACATCCTCGATGATCGCCTTGCAGAACGCCGCCCACTTTTCACGGAACCCCTCAGTACCCATCGCCTTCTGCGTCCAGCTAACCCCCTCCTGGTTCATCCCCAGTTCCGCACCGAGCCGCATCGCCTCCTCGACAACATCTATCGTCGGGAACTTGTAGCGATAGGTCTTGTCCTTGTACTCAAATTCCAGCGGCTTCGGTGAAAACGGATTCTCTACTGCCATGTATCATCCTGTGCTATTGTCCATACCATGAATTGCAATGTAACGCTCGCCCATTCTTCGTCGGGCTTGTACTCTCGTACCACCTTTGGGTTCTCGGTCTGTAAGACTTGCCACCTACCGTCACCCTTGCTGTACTTGAAGCAGAGCTTCGACATGATCTTTCTCAGGTCGTGAAGTGAAGGCTCACCCCATTCATCAACCTGTGAGTGCTTCACATCTCCGGCATGAGGGCTGAGTCTTACATAGCTCGTAAGGTTCACCATTATCACCGAGTCCGTAACCGGGGGTGTCCCGATGGAGCCTACCGTCGTGAAAGCAACAGTCTCCTCTCCGAGCCATGCCGAGAGCAGAGGAAACTCCTTCTTCACCATCTCCCCGATCTTGTCCTCATCCAGCGGAACCCTGTGGACGTAGGCCACATCCATACGGTAGCCGTTCGCCCTCCGGATCTCCTCGCACTCCGCTACGATGTCATCCAGTATCTTCTCGCTTCTGGAGTATTCAGTGGGTATCAAATGACCACCTTCACGCTCTTAACGTGAGTCGATAACGGCTGGCGACCGGGAGCATTAATCTCGATCTGCCATGTATCGTTCACGATGAAATCAGTCGAAGCGTTCGCCCTCGCAAGGAATCTCACGAAGATGTTATTGCTGATCTCCGCCCACTGGTTGCTTGTAGTGATGTCTGTTCCGTTGTAGGTCGTGCCGTTATCCTTCGACACCTGGAACGTGGCAGTACCCAAAGCCCCGCCCGTTGTTATCTTGATCTTCCAGAATACATCCTGATTAAACCCGACAGGTGAGGATAGGTCGGGATATACCGATGTCGTGGTCGTCCTGTCCGGCTGGAACTCCCCCCGTAGCTGTATCATACCGTGTGAGGTATTCGAGGAATCAGGCCAGTGCTTCGCCTTCCCGATTTCACTCTGGGTAAGCTCCCAACTGAAGGTTCTCTTCCCCGTCACATACTCATCCAGCACCCCACGACCCGCGGCGAGAAGCTGGGCCGCTATATTCTCAGGGATACCGTCGTTGAACACCGCAGGCTCTACGTTTCCGATCAGATGCCCGCAGGCTATCTTCGCCACCGCGTCGATGAAGTCCCGGTCATAAGGGTCTTTGACCACCCCACCGGATACCGTAGCGGAAGGCGACATGGGAATAGGGACGATATGCTTCGAGTGAAGCCTCGCCTCCGCTTCCCTGCTCGCCACCTTCACCGCATCGGTCCTGATTGTGTCAATATCCTGCCCGATGGTGTACTGATGATTCTCAGGCACACCCCCGGTCGGATAGAAGTACAGAACGTCATTGGTCGAATCGTAGTACCATTCCTGAGCGGCATCGACCGCCCCAAGTGAGGCGGCCTCCGTCATCTTCACCCCATCCTCGAACATCGCCTCCACATAGCCTGTCCCGGCCTTGCGGAAGATGTTTGCCGTAGTATGAGGCAGAAAGCCGCGAAGGATCTGCTGTTGACCCTTCAGGTACTCGAATACCCTCCCGTATGCGCGGGAAAGGTCTGTACTTGTATTGCAGTATTGCGTTTGCATCCGCTATACCCTTTTGACTGCTCCGGGCCGTTCGAGAAACTGGGCCTCTTCTTCCGTCAGTTCGATTGTATCACCAGGCTTGGCAACGACATCACACTGAGCCGCGAGGTCTCTCAGTCGGACCTTCTCAGTTCTGTTATCGACCACTTCCGGGTCGTAGAACAGAAACCGCTTCAGGACGTTGTGCCGTTCGTCCTTCAACTCACCCAGATAGGCCGAGTATTCGTTGATCCGTACAACACATTTGACGAGGCTGTTTGTTGACTCAGGTACTTCTTCGGCTTCCACCGTCTTACGCTTTGCCATCTGACTCCTCAGACTTGTGTATAAAATCGGGGGCGTGTTACCGCCCCCTTTGTGTTATGGCCTTTCGGTAAAGACAAGGACCGTGTAGTTAGGGCTTGTGACCCCCAGGTTGCTGACCCCATCCACCCGGAAGCGAATCTGTGCGCCTCCCGGTATCCGGTTCGTTGCTGAGTTATCCCTGAGTTCCAGACCCAGACCCGCACCGCTATTGCTCGTTGTGATGAGGGTATCGCCAGCCGCCGCCGTCATCGTTACCCAGTTCTGCGCTCCGCTTCCCCGGTAATCAACATTGATTGCCAGTTCAGCAGAGTCAGCCGCAGAAACGAATACCGACACCCGACCGACCGGACTGATGTTGACCACCCCCGAAGTGTCGATTGTGGAGGCATAGGTCGTATTCAGTGCCGTGGTCGTGAGGACGTTCGGCTGTGCAGATGCTACCCCCGCCAGAAGGACGAGGGCAACGAAAGCGAAAAGAAGCTTTTTCATTGTCCTATTCTCCTTAGAGGGTTGCAAGTGATTTGATCTCGACCGCACCGACATCCTTCGAGTTGCCAGCGACTGAATCCCAGTTGCCCGAGGTCGCAAGCTCAACATCGGTCGGGGTTGTACCCGAAGCCGTGCCGATCCACTTGAGGTAGTTCAGATGCGGAACGTAGTGAATTGTGCTGACCAGATCATCCGTCCCACCGGCAAGCAACGGTTCACGGTTGGCTTCCAGCTTCAGGTTTTTCTGGTAGTACAGGCTCATCGCCCCCGGACGAAGCAAGAACGTCGAATAGACCGAGCTTGACACCGGAGCCTGATCTGTAACGAACACAATACGCGGTCCGATGCGACCTTCACGGAGAAGGTGATTCGCACCGACATCGGTAGCGTTCGGGTAGGTCAGGATGTTCGCCTTCTGGAGCTTGTGCGCAACCTTCGAGTGCATGATGACGATGGAGAGGCTATCCCCTTCATCACCGAGCAGATCAGCCGCGTCAATCAGAAGGTCAGGAGAGAACTCCTGCGCCGACTTGTCGAGCTGATATGTCGCACTCTCGGACGCAATCGCTCCGGAGAGAACCTTGATGAGCGATGTGTCAAGTTGCCGCGCCCAGAAGTTCGCCATCTGGCGAGCCGCTTCCTTCACGGGGTCGGTCCCTGCGAAGATTGCCGCAATATCCTCACCGCTCATCACCAGACCCCTGGCGCAGACGACACCAATATCCACTCCTGTGGTCATAGCGCGTCGGGTGAGGTTTGTGTTCGCCGTTAAAAGCTCGGCGTTGGACTGTGAGATCTCCTTGTAGAAGGGGATCTTGAACGTCTTGCCACCATGCCGGCTGAACTCCCCGATGATATCAGACCGCGGGTTGATGCCAACCGCACCAGACCGCACAAGCTGAATCTTCTCAGGAAGCATCGCCTCCATATAGGCGGCAAATACGGGACTCTTGTCAACAAGGTCCGAAAATGCTGTTGCTGCCACTTTGTTAGTTCCTTATCGTGATTGCCGGTAATCGGCCTTCATGCGCTCCTGAACGTCCGGTGGGAGTTTCAGGAACTCCTCCATCGCCTTAGAGCTTGCAAGCGCATCCTTGAACGATGTTACCGTGACGCTTTCCGAGGGCTTCGGGCTTCCGGCTGGTTTCGTTACCACGAGAGTTTTTGCGAGCTTCTCCAGTCCCTCTATCGGGAGGGCTGAAAAGGTATCGTCCCACTTGTCGCCCAGTTCGGCCTTGATCTGCTCTCGTCTGGCGTTCTGGAATGTGTCCCACTCCCTCGCCTTCCTCTGAGCCGATTCGAGTTCCTTCTGGGTTTTCTCCACTTGCGCCTTCAGCCTCTCTGTCTCCGACAGTTCAGCTTCCTTGCGCTTCGCCTCTTGTTCCTCGTACTCCCGCAGTTTGGCCTTTTGCTCGTCGCGTGATGCAAAGGCTTTCTTCGCTTCCGCTTCGAGGTATGCGACCCGTTCAGCTAACTGCTCCGCAGTCGGCTTGGAGCTTTCCTGCTCCGGTTGTTTTGTTTCGGCTTCCGCCATTACTTTGCTCCTCCGAGCCTGTGATTGAAATGAAAAAGGCGAGTAAGACCCTCTGGTCTATACTCGCCTCAGTTGTTCTGATAGCGTCTTATGTCGCTATGGTTACAGCTTGATGCTTTCCTCTGTTACAATTCTCGTAATGACCCCCGCCTCAACGTGAAGCACGATCTTCCCGTACTTCTTCGCAAGGCAGTATGCTTTGATGAACTCTATGACTTTACTGGACAACAGGCCCCACTCCTACAAGTATCGGACTCAATTCAGGGGTATCTTCAGGGACAATCATGCACTGGCAATTTGCCCCGCATCTCGACCCGAACTCAGCCGGAAGGCCGACCGTAGTCCAGGTCTCCATTGTCTCCAGTCTACCGTGCCTCTCAGCGCAATCAGGGCAGACGTTCTTACCATTGGACTGCCAGCGGAACTTCTCACCCGTGAACTCTCCAGCGGACTGACCCGACAGTATCTCAGCGATCATACCGTTGGTGCTTGCTATATTGACTGCCCCGGTAATGGCGGTCTTGACCTGTGTCGGGTAGCCGCTGAATACTCTCGATAGCTTGTCATCCAGACTCTCCATGAGTTCATCAAGTATCACACCCTCAGAAGCCCCCGCAATCAAACGGCGCATAATGTACTCTTCCACGTCGATAACCGTCCGCTTCGATGCCGCTTCCAGTGCATGAGGCAAGTACCCGTTCTGCCTGAGCACGAGGTTGACCGCCTTCACCAGATCCTTCTCATCCGCCACTGATACGCCTCTTCGCGTTCTGTGCCAGCTTCTGGAGGTACGCCCTGATGATCGGCTTTACCTTCGTGTTCAGGAAGTCCTGATTCCATGAAAGGGACACCCTCTGAGGAAGGTTCCCCTCTCCGTGTTGATGAAACGCCTGTACCTCTGACCTCGTTGTTCCCTGCGTCACTTCGAGGAACCCCGCTCCCGGCCTGATGGTCGTTCCCCTCGACATATTGCCTGTGTCTATGAGTGGAGTCTGGGGGCTTCTGCTACCCTTCTTCCGCTTCCGTTCGATGGTCTTAGCCTTCAGGGGTGTCATGGGGCTTAGGTCATTCAGGTTCAACCCGGACCGCATCTTCTCCTCACGGTACTTCCGGTAGGCAAGGCCGATGTCCTTCATCACCACTTCGGGGATGATAAGCCCCTCAGCGATCTTGCTCAGGTCAATATCGGTCTGTATCTCAGCCCTGAATTGCACGGGTCAGTTCCGCTCCTCGTTTCGCTGAAAGCACAATATCCTTCGTGTACTTCTTCGCCTCATGCTTCGCTACGGTCTCCAGTATCAGAGGCAACCTCTCGCGGAAGGTACGAAGGTCAGAGATATTCAGCTTCTCAGCTACCTTCTTCACCTTCGGCAACAAGGTCTCTGATTCCTCCTTCGCCCTCGCCTGGACCTTCTGCCTCTCCTCCAGGTTCCTTCTCATCAGCTTTTCCGCTTGGTGCATCTTCGTCCCTCAGTATCGCAAGGATGGTTTCTTCGTCTGACTTGCCCAGACTGTTGATCTTCATGTTGTCATCGAGCTTCTTGACCGCTTCCTCTTCCGTGAGGTCCGGGTTCTCCTCAAGGATGAGGTCAAGCCTTGAGATAACACCATTCGCCAGCATGAACTCCCGCCATGCTATCTCGTCAGTAACCGAAGTAAAGCCGCTGTCCTGCTCTGCGAAGTCTGCAATCAACTCACCCTTCTCGATAGCCGGAAGCCCGAACTTCCCGCCCATCGCAGAGACAATGCGGTACAGGGGGGCTTCTATGTACTCCTCGATAATCTCGATCTGCGCCTCCCTGTCCTCGAGGTCTCGCACGTTCTTGATCTGCAAGGCTCTCCCAGATGATACCTGGCCTGTGTCAATCGACCAGTTGAAGTTCAGGTTCATGGTGTTCGAGGCCAGTTCCATCTGGAACTTGATAGCCTCGATATGCTCACTGAAGTTGGCCTGCATATCCAATGGATAAGCCTGAAGCGACCCCGCTCCCACCCCCTCAACAGGCTTGATCTTCAGGACGTGCTTATTGCCCAGCTTGAACTCCTTGACCGTATCATCGGTATCCCCGACCACCACCAGTTGCTTGAACCCGTTGTAGTGGAGCAGTTGATTCAGCGCAGATACCGCCATATCGATCTCACGGTTCTGCACCACAAGGTCCGTCCTCGGCTGGTCGATATGGCTCTCAACAGGGTAAGCCCTGCGAGGGAAGAAGAAGTTGAACACCCCGTAAGGGTTAGGCTCTGTGCTTACGATATTCCCCAGAGCGTCAATCTTCCGCTTCTCACTTGCGTCCCAGTGTACCCAGATCTGGCTTCCGTCCTTCGCTCTCAGGGCGGTGGGATAGACAACCCCAGTAGGCTCAATCTGAAGCTCATCATCCTCATCGAAGATCGGGTAGTATTCCGGTATCAGGACGAACTGGAGCTTGCCGTTCTTCACGAACACCCCGACAGCCACATCAGAGAGCAGTTGTGTGTGTCGCTCTACCACCTTGCTGAACGGGAACCATCCCGACTTCTTCAGGAGTTCGGTGTACTTGTCTGCCACCTCAGGCTTTGAGCCTGCCTTCACTACCTTCCGCTCCGGCTGTTCGAGATAGATCCTCGATTTCAGGTCAACGAGCTGGGCGGTAATCGGGACATGAGACAGCAGGCTGTCCAGCTTGGCGGGTTCATCCCATGCGTGCTTCTCATGGTCGAACGTCCGGAAGAAGTCCTTGAGATAAGCATCCTGACCCCCATGCTCGGCTAATACCTCATTGCGGTAGTAATCAAGGCACTCCCTCCTTGACTGCTGGATCTTCTGGAGCGTATCGCTTTCTGCGAGGTACAAAGCCCTCGACAAGTCTTGTCCGGCTACGGACCGGAACAGCGGTGCTATCGGAGTGAAGTTGAACATTTAGCGCACTTCCACCTGGAATATGGAATAGCCGTAGATGTTACGGTCATTCCTCTGGAACGGAATCGTCACAACAGAGAAGTCCGCACCCTCTCCAGGGTTCAGCACGGTGACAGTATCTTCTAACCCCTCAAACGGAGGGATGGAGAGAAAGACGTTCCCCGTCACCCCGTATGCAGTCTGGAATGTCTCCCCCTCGATTGTATCGTACCTCAGTTCAAGCCCCGGCGTTACCGTGATCGCTCTGTCTCCGGTGTTTATCAGATGCCCGTAGCTGTAAGCAACCCAGAAACCGTCGCCCATATCTTCAGCCCACCTGACATCATAGTACCTGAGTTCGAGGTCGGTCGGCACAGGGCCACTGCCGACGATTGTTATATCGTCTGAGCAGGACACAAGGAGCAGGCAGGCGAGGATTAGACTGCGCGCCACGTCGCCCTTCCTGCTACCGGATACTCGTAGTTTATCATGTAGTCCACGGCAGAGCAGGCGTGTGTTCTCTGCCCCTGATCTGCCTTCGTGAAATCCCCCATGCTCACCATCTCATAATCCTTCCTCAGTTCAACACAGTCGGGGGAATACCCAAATCGTACACTTCCGCTTGCTGTTCGCATCCTTGAGTTAGTGGAGTTAACACGGTCCAAAATGCGGGGGTTTGGTCGCTTCCGTATATCAACATTCCATCCAGCAAACTCAGACTCAATAATCTCCCAGCTACCGGCTGTCGCAGACAGGCCACGGGCAGTCCCGTGCTGATAATCTCCGTATATCCGAAGCCTGACACTACGGGCGTTTCCTCCTGTGTACTCATCGAGCCTGGACTTGGCTTCGTTGCACATCTTCCAGATGTCAGTTCGTTGCTGTCGGATCTCTCCGGAGATGTAGGTTCTTTCCGGGCTGTCCTGCCCGAAGAGCCAAAGGCAAGGGTCAATATTGAAATCACAACACAGAATAACAGGTACGCGAGGGTCGTAATCAGCCCGATAACAGTGAGTATCCCTGTCATGGTACGGGTAAGCCAGCCCATCATACGTTTCAAAGCTGCCCTCGTATTCCTGCCGGAAGGTCCGTTCGTCACAGTGCGCCCTCGCCTCAGCGATCTCCTCCGCGCCCATGACATCCGCTGACTTCCAGCTATATTCACCCCATTGAGGATTGTCCCTGTATCTGTCAAGAAGCTCGAAGTAATGATTCTTTCCTTCCGGTACTCCTACAAACCAAACCCAACCCCTCGTATCCCTGATGGCTGGCTCAACATGCTCCCCCCAGACCGCTTCATCCATGTCGGCATATTCATCGAGTATCCCGCCGTGCCATTGGCTCTTACCGTCAAACCTCTCAGGTCGGTCGAAGCCTAAGACCCATATCTCAGAGCCGTTCCCGTACTGCAAGCGCATATCGGTCTCTGATATTCGCTTCACCACCCAGGATGGTGTGAGAGCCTTGATGTCCTCCCATGCTATCCGCTTTCCCTGATCTCTCGTCGGCGCACCAAAGAACAACGAAACCCCCGGCCTCGACATCGCCTCAGCTACCAGCGTCCGTTTAGCTATCTCAGTCTTGAATGACCTTCTGCCAGCGTGAACGATCTTGAACCGCTTAGGCTCATTTCGGTATCTCAGGATCTGGGGGTGTCGCTCGGCCCGCTCCGGCAAGGGAAACCATCTGGCCGGCAAATAAGGCTGAAATGCGCTTGAGTTCTGCTGTGTTTGCATCAATCTCCGGGTGCTTCTCCCTGAACTCCTCAGTCCTCGACTTCAGCCAGAAGAAGGCCGCCGTTCCATTCCCTCTCTTTGCACCGTTCTTGATCGCCTCCCTGAGTTGAGCGGAGACCCAGACTTTCCCCTCGCCCCGTTTCCTTTTTATATCCTCCGAAAAGTCCGGGTGCTTCTTCTTCCATTCCCCTATCGTTGAGGGGGATACACCGATGAGTTCAGCGCAGGACTCCTCTGAGAGACCTAATTCGATACCCGACAGGAACTTGTCGACATTAGTCTCGTTCGTGGGGAGTTTGTACTTGGAGGGGCGGCCCATTTTCTTGCGGGCCTTCATCTGCCGTACCTCGAAATCATACGAAGCCCCCTGTCCAGGCGGTATGATTCCGCTCGGCGCGAGGGCTTCGGTACGGGTGGTGTTACTTTCTTCGGCTTAGGTTTCTGTACTGCGGGAGGCTTGATTACTCAAACCCGTTTCTGACTGTCGCTCCCGTTAGGGAGAGCTATTGACGCGGGACTTGCGGGAAATTTGCAATCCAATATATGCACTTAGCAAACTAAAGTCAAGTCTCGTAATATCCAAGCTCCGCAAGGTGGCGGTCGATTATGGCTTGCGGCATCTTCTCCCAGTCCATCCGGTTGCCATCCAGAAAGATGTACTCGTAGCCATCCCTCTCCCTCACTGGCCTGCGTTCGACCTTCACCCCTTTCGCTTTCTTCCGTTGGTACTGACGCGAATACTCCCGCATGTGTTCAAGCCTGCAAGTCTCGCAAAACCGGGTAGTCCGTTTCGATGTAGGCCACGCGGTTTTACAGGTTTCACAGGTAATGACAAATCTTCTGAGGCGGGGGCCGCGTCGCATTTCTTCTCCTCTATCAGACTATTGAAACAGTGGGAACATGCGTTGTATCTGGACTTCCTGAAATAGTAGGCTCTTGAAGCGGTCCCTGAACAGACGCCGGACCGTATATCACAGGTGATACTTCCGATAGACATTCCTCTCCTTCTTCGATGTCGAAACAGGGTCCGGTTGTAAGTACCAGGGTAGGCTTTCCCGCAAGATCCTCCTGTGCTTATCGACTTCCCTTTCGCACCTGATACAGGTTTCAGCATAAGCCCTCATCGGCCTCCCACATTCACACCGTCCCTTATATGCTGTCTTTCGTTTGAGTTTCATTTCAGGTTCTTCTCAGCATCGAGCCATGCGGATTCGGGGGCGTCGCCTTTGCCGAGTTCCTTCGATGGTAGGTCCATGCTGAATAGTCCACTCAGGATGACGAACTTTGTAAAATCCCATTCCCGCATCACCACCGCATCAGGCCACTTGTCCAGCACGTAAGCCTTCGCTTGTTCCCATGCGGGGAGAGATTCAAAAGCGGATTGCCAGTTATGCCCGATGACTCTGCGGTTCTCGTCGATGATACCGCCCATCTTCTCCACCGCCCCCGGCCTGACCAAGAGGACGAGTTCTTTGTAGTTCATCCCTCTGCCTCCTTTCTGATCCTGCGGACGGCTTCATCTGCGCCGTCCCGGTACGCCTTGCAGTATTCATCGTGGACGGCTTTCTCTCCGTCCATTTCGCACCCACCGTCAGGGTCGAAACACTCCATACCTACCTGTTTGCCAATCTCAGCCGCCCGGAGTAGGCCGGACTTGTCGCTCCTGCGATTCCATGCAACCCTGCAATCCTCTGGCGTTCTCATCACCTCAAGCCCGAAATTACATGGAACACAACTAACGCCATACTCGTCTAACGGGATACCCTCACTATCCGTAAGGCGGTCAATCTGAGCCTCCCCACCGCAGAAGGGACAGGGGAGCAATTTCTTACTTTCCATTCAACGCCTCCGAAACAAGTTTCTGGATTCTCGACCCAACACGATGTCCAGCGTGTAGGTCAAACTCTCGTAGCACCTCCTTCAGCCGTTCGTTCTCGGCTTGGAGTTCGGTGAGCGCATCCTTCACCTCAACGAAAAGGGACTTGACGTAGTAGTGGCTCCTTTCTTGCGTAGCCTGTACAATCATATCAGAAATCTTCTCGTGTAAGTCCATCACTTTTCTCCTTTCAGCTTTGCGGAGATGCGGGCGAGCTTCTCGTTGCACTCCCCGCAGTTGTCCTCCGTGTCGCACATACCCTTCACCGCCTCTTCAAGCGCATCGCAGAGGGAGAGGATGGATTCGTCTGCAACCCTCAACGCCTCCCGAACCAGTAATGGGTCGCTGAACGGAAGCCCTTTGTTCAGATGATTCTCCGCCCTCTCCCGTATCTTAGCTATGTCGAGTTTCATTTCCCTTTCCTTTCCTTCTGTTCTGCGATGAGGTTGCCAATGTGGTCAAGGGCTTGCTGGAAGTTTTCAAGGTGTTCGATATTACCACTATCGGCATCCTCCACCCTGAACCACCCCGAAACCAACACATCTAAACCAATCTCCAACTCCTTTGCTTCCTCCGTCATCAGCAGGTCGTGGAGCATGGGGGCGGGGGCGAGCAATTCCTTCTTGGACATATTCATATTGGCATATACCACCACTACCCTCCCATGCAGTAGTGCGTACCCCATCTCAACACCTTCAAACTCCACCCCCGCCTTCTTCAACCTCTCTGCGACTTCTCTGGATACGGTCATGGTATCATCTTCGCCTTTCTTCGGTTATCCTCCAACTCGCGGATCGCCTTCCACAAATCTTCAAGCACGATTGCTCCGAGTGGATTCAGGCTACCTCCCTGCCCTTTCTTCAACCCTTCGAGCCAGATTGCCAGATGCCTGAGTCCTTCAAGGTTGGCGGCCTCTTCATGCGCTTGGTTCGGATTCACTTCTTCCTCCTTTCCAGTTCTTCGACAACTGCGATCAGCGCGGCTTGGGCCGCTTCGAGTTTGGTGGGATGCGCCCCCGTAATGATAACCGGAACAATGTGTGGACCGGGATAATCCCCATCCTCTCCGACTATCTTCGCCCCGACACGCCAAATAGATGCGTGCCAACCATAACACTTATCAAGGCTATACTCCCACCCCACCTCTGCCAGAATGGAGTCGATGTCATCTTGAGTGGGATATTCTGGGCGGCAGTGATTCAGGAAATCGTCAATACCGAAAAAGTCCGGCTTGTCGTTCTTCGTCCATTCAAAAATGTGCTCCCCGCACCTAAACTTCCCCGGCTCCATCTCCGCCAAAGACTTACAGGCTTGTTTGAAGTTCATTGCTCGCCTCCCTGTAATTTCAGTGATTCGATTACGCTACGGATGCCCTCTGCGGCCTTGTTGGGGTCTCCGTACCTGACCTTCGGGCACTTGTACCCCTGGTGTCCCTCCTCTCCGCATTTATCGCAGTAGGAAGCGCGTTTGGGTACGGGCTTGCCCTTCTTCGCTTCCTCCTCCTCCAGTCTCCCGACCACCCAGTTCAAAATAGCCCTGTAATCAGACTTGTATCGCTTCCCGTTCGCCCCCTTGTAGTTATCAAGAATCTCCACAGCGCGCCTGTACCGCTTCTCCCCAAGCATCTCCGTGAGTTTCCCGATTTCCCCGGTTGACATGGAAACAAACTCCGAAACTCGCTCAATCTTATCTTTTGCTTCTTCTTTACCTTTACCCTTATCTTTACCTTTATCCTTAGTCCCTTCGGAGGGGCTTGGAAGGTGCTTTGAAGGAGCTTCTAAAAGATTGGTTGGCAAGGAGATAGAGAGTTCATCGTCAAGAAGGGAGTACCTTTGAAGCTCCTTGATAGCCCCTTTGTGCGCGGGGTTATTTTGGTTCAATGCACCATACTGGAAGTTCACGAAGTCCATGATGAACCACCGCTTCCCTCCGTCCAACTCCACGAATTGTTTGCTAAACGCCTCTCTTACCGCCTCCAGGGGGAGTTTGGCCCCTATGTGAAACTCGGCTGATTTCCAGTTAACTTCCCAGATCCCGCCCGTCGAGCAGTTGTCAAGGATGAACGACCAGAGGCACTTATGTACCGGGGATAGCTCCATGAACCAGACCCGCTTCCATTTCTCTGTGTCTGTGAACCTCTTAGCCATTCACCACCTCACACACCGCCGCGTTCCTGCCGGATTCATTCGCTCGGACACTCCCCGTTTCCCTGATCTTCTGCATATCCTTCAACTCCGTGAACCTGGGGCGTATCGTCCACCACTTCTCCCCCAAGACTTCAGCGCACTCATCTGGGGTCATCGGTCTTTCCTTCAGGGCTTCCAGCACCTTCTCCCTCAGGGTCTCAGCCCTCGTCATCCTCCTTGCGGCTTCGATGGAGGTCTTGGTTCTCTGATACCCCGGATGCCCACCGTAGGGCGCGTCTGTGAACAGGTCGAGGGTCATACTACCTCCTTCGATTTCTTCAGCATCCACTGTATCTTTGTGTTCTTGTCCTTGTGCTTCCAGATGAGGTCTAAGAGCATATCTGCACCCTTAGAGTCTGCCCAGTCAATCAGATGGTCCTCATACGCTTTCGAGTTGACAATCAGAAACAGCCCCCGCCACAGCTTCATGCTCTCCGTATCGTACAGATCCACTTCATCGGCACAGCCCCAATCTTCCCTGCTACATATCACCTTCCATTCTTCTTCGGGTGTGAACCGATTACCGCAACGGGGGCATATCATCAGAAGGGCAGGTCATCCTTCGCCTTCTGAGTGCGGTAGTCATCCACCGCCACCCAATGCGTTGCCTTTGACTTCTCATCAGGCTCCTTCCTCGCTCCTGCGGTGAGATAGACGTTCCCGTACTTGTCAACCGGAAGCTGGTCGATTGCCTCCTTCTTGATTGACAGGTTCAGCACCTTCCCGCCGATCTCGAACACCTTGAGCCATCCACTACCGACATACGTTGCTTTT